TCACTTCCAGTAGCGTTTAGGTCAGAGTAATTAAGAGATGTAATCCATGCGTTGTGAACGGTGAACTTCATCTTTCTAGCCGCGTTGCTTACTGCGTCATTAGATGTGATTAGCGGAGTACCGGTGATTGGGTGGTCAAGAACAAATATATCGACATCGCATCTATACGAGGTTTTATCTGCTCCTGGAATTCCTTCACCAGACGCAGCAGCAAATAGCTGCTTCATCCAGTTAATTGCCTCATCCTGACCAAGGATTACTCCTCTAGTTAGAGTAATTGGCTGGAACGTGGTCATACCGGGAATTTGATGAAGGGTAGTATTCATACCACCTTCTCTGTACGCAATACCTTGAGTAGTAATTGATAGACCACTCACAGAGGCAAAACCTCCTCGGAATTCCGTAAAGCTGTTTGGTCCCTGAACATCCGCAGTAACTCTAAAGTTAACAATAAACCTAAAATTACGTAACGGGTCAGTCTGCAATTTAGAGAATCTCGAAATTGCGCTTGTAGCTGATGGTTTTGGCATTTATTTTCCTCCTAGGAAATTGTTACAACAGCCCCGCTGTCGTACTGGCTAATACGGATAACTATAAATTCAGCGGGACGCTGAAGAGCAACTCCAACTTCTACATTTACCTCTCCATTTTGAATAGAGTTGTTTGTGTTAGTGGTGGAATCACATTTTACGTAGAACGCGTCTTGAGGAGTAACCCCACGCAAACCACCCTGTTGCCAGAAGGTCACTAGTGCTGACTCAATTGTATTAGTTACTCTGGCCCATAGCGCTTCGTTGTTTGGCTCAAAGATAGCAAATGCAGATAGCTCGCTTAGCTGCTTACGAAGGAATATAAGCGTTCTTCTTATCGCTACATAGCGGTCATTGTAAGTAGCTTTTAGAGTTCTAGCTCCCATTACTACAATTCCAGAACCTGGAATATAACGAATAGCATTTACAGGCTTTGTAGCGCTGTTCATGTTGTCTAGGTCTGCGTTTGACAATTTTGCAACAGAAACCACGTTGGCTAGTCTAGTTTCTAGGCCCGCAGGGGACTTAAATACTCCCCTAGATGCGTCAGTGGTAACGTATTTAGCAACAACAGCTGCTCCAGAAGGAACAGTGACGGTAGCTCCAGCCACGTTTGAAGTAGGGTCTGGGATAACCAAGTTAGGGTAGTATACGGCAGCATTTGCGCTTGCAGTGTACGCGCTTGCAGTACTAACCTCAGCTGTAGCAGTTGTCGAGCCGCTATCGCCGTCTACAACTAAGAACACGTCTCCGCGTCCTTCTGCATAGGTAATCAAAGAGTTTACGTTTGCAGATGCAGTAACTCCAGGGGCGTTTAACACCAATGAGTTAGTGATGCTGTCGAAGTTTGTAACTGCAGCGGCAATAACTGTGTCAGTAGGTGCAGTTCCATCTGTTCCTCCAGCAAGCTCAGTAGCTGCTGATGGCGCAACAACAGCTGGGTTATCCGCAGCTTCAAAAGAGTCGTTAGCAACTGCATCCACAGCAACGATGTAACTTGAGTTTGCGTTAATTACTGTAATTGCATAACTTACCCCATCGTTCACGTTCATGGTAAGGTCGCTGAATCTTTCTACCACATTGCTGGAAGTGTTTCCATTGTAGTAAACAACTAAGTTAAAGTAGTTAGCTCCTCTAGCCGAAGCAAGGATTTCGATAGAAATCTTGTTACCCCAACTTCCAGGATTTTTTGCATTAATAGTTAGAGTGTTAGCTGGGGTGGTATTAGTATCGTTAAACGTACGAGTAGCCGTTGCTGGGCTTCCGGTGCCCAATACCCTGTGTACATAGCACTGGCTACCGCCATTTGCAAAAAACATATAAACAGCGTTAGTGACCTTGTTGTAAGTTGCCCAAGAACCATAAAGGCTTGTGTAATTAGCCCAAGAAGTTACAAGGGTTGGAACTACTGGCCCGCGGTCAACGGCACCAATAAATGCAGCAACTGTGTCTGATACAGAACCAGTTACTGGAGCAAGCGTTGCGACTTCTTCAACGTAAACTCCGGGACGTAAATACGCCATAATTTTTCTCCTTAGATATATTTAATTGGATTAGTGCGAATATTAGATAGGTTGTAGACCGGGTGGAATTGAGTTATTTGGATTAGCGTTAATTTCAACTGATTGGGCTGCAAGGGATGTTACAACAGTTGCTGCGGTTCCCTCACTACTTACCGTTACGGTAAACACATTTCTATATAACCTGCGGTTATCTTCTATCGTGTCGCGTTTGGTAAATTCTTCTAAAATCAAATGACGGTAGGATGTTTCAGTACCTAAATCATTTGGCACTGGAAGATAACCTCGTTGCCCTACCACAACTTTATTCAGCATATGGTCAATTATCTTTCTGTCGTGCCTTGGGTGTCTAGCATAGCTAGTTATTTGATACACCAAATCCCACGGCACAGGAATTTCGTAGGTATACAGAACGTTATTAACGGGAGCAACGGTACCCTGTCTGTCTGGGTCTTCAAATAATCCTGAGTGCTGGCGATATCCGGCTTTTACAAAATCCAAAAGCTCGATGGTCATATAAGGGTAGCTTTGAGAACGTGACTCAATATCCGGGCTAGCAAACCACACCCCCACTGTACGAGTAGGGTTCTTTTCATCAGCTACTGTAATACCTGACAAGATATTCTTAAGAGCCTGGTCTTCGCTAAGGATAAAACTCATGGCAAAATACCTTTTTCAAATAAATAATTTACAGACCATTCGCTGATTTTATTAGCGATTACCTCTTGATTTTTAGACGCAAAGAAGCGCAATACTGGTTTTGGCCCTTCAATTTTTGAGCCGTATTCTAGGTCTTCTATTTGGTCTGCTACAGCGTCCTCATAAGAAACGAGGATAGCTTTGTCTTTAATACGTACATTTAGGTACGAAGCCAACTCTTCTGGCCAACCTTTGTCTATAGCCTCTTTACGTAAACTTACAGTAAGGTCAGGCTCCATAGACTTTAGAGAAATATTTAAAGAATCATCTAATTCTTTTTTCATTTCCACCGCCGTGCTTTGTACCTATTTGCTACGATTACCGCTATATAAGGCATTAATTTTTCAAGCTCTTTTTGCTTAGCGCTGTCTGTTACACCCTGCAAAAAATCGCTTTCACTAGGACTAGACACCTGACGGTATTTATCCTTGTCAAAATCAGCCATGGTAATCTCCATAGAAATAGGCAAAGTACAGCGCAAATTTGGTTCAGCCCCCGCATGGAGCTAGTTCTAGGATAAAAGAAAACCCCCCTTTCGGGGGGCTAAACTTGTTTAATTACTCACTTTTCTTATAAAGGCTACCGGGTTTACCGCCTTTTGCAACCACCGACTGATTCACACGTTTATTTATTTTCTTACTTGGCCAACTGCTTTTAGTCCCTAAAACCGAACTTTTTACAGTCTTACTTACAGCACTACCTGCCTTAATTGCCTTACGGTATGGCCCTGTTGCAGCAACCTCTCCTGAAACTCTTTCAGTGGACATTGCTTTAACGGTAGCTTTGTCGTCTTTTGAACGTACCTTATTTACCTTGCCTTTATTTGTAGGCATAATTACCTAGCTTTCTTTTTTACATTTGCCGGAACTGTAGACCCTGGCTTGCCTCCACGGGCAACTACGGACTGATTAACTCTTTTTAAATGATTTGTTACTTTACCAGATGACTTACTTCCATCAGTCTTTGGCACAAATTTTGAAGCTACCACGGAATTTTTAGCATAACCTGCGCCATCTTTGCTTTGAGGCACACCTTTTTTAACCGCAATACCCTGAGACCGTAGCTCATTATCAGCTACATTTTTAATGTTGTCTTTTCTACCTTTATTACGTATCTTCTGCTCTGAAGGACTTAATTTTTTATAGCCAGCCATAATTACTTTTTTCCATTCTTCTTTTCACGTTTGTTTTCGGCTTTCTCGCCTTTTTTACCCTCACGCTTCTCATGAGCGGCTTCCTTCTTTTTAGCAAGCTTGTTCATGATTTTAGCATCAATCTTAGCGTCCTGCTTCATAGTGGTAGGCTTCTTTTTAGCAGCATGGGCTTTATCTGCCTTCTCAAAAGCGGCTTCATCAGCCTTAGATGTCAAACCACGCTTCTTAAGCATAGCCTTGTCTTTAGGCTTATCCTTAGTCTCTGTGTACTTGCCCTTCATGTATTCAGGGGTGTTCTTGCTCTTCTTGCCGTTTTCGCGCTCGTCCATCCAATCCATGGTGCACTTAAGGCCCTTTTTACATCCAGCGCATTTTCCGCACTTATGCTGTTTAGCCATTTGGTTGTTCCTTTCCACACTTACAGTTTTCGCATTTACAGTCTGACATACTTCTCCTTAATTATCAAAGTCAGTTATAGCTTTTTTATTAGCCGCTGAGCGAGTTCTAGCTCTTTTAGTGCTGGGGTTTGCATTAGGCCCAGTTTTAAATTGTCTGCTAACTTCATGCAAAGCTTTAGATTCTGCGTTACGTCTAGCTTGAGCAGCCTTATTTAGACTTCTTTTTTCCGGCATTTTTCTTACCTTCTAGGCGCTTAGACATAGCAGCAGCTTTCTTGCGAGCATCTGCTTTTGATGAAGCACCCCAAGCCTGTAGGCTTAATAGAAGTCTTGTAGGTTCACCGTTAGGCTTACGTTCTGGACCTGGGTTACCAGCCATACGTGCCAAGAAAGAGGCTCTACGAGGATTGTCGCCTGACTTTACCGGTGATTTTAAATTAGAGCCTGGGTTGGCTCTTTCGTAGGACTTACGGCCCTTTTCGTTCAAGCCACCCTTTGGGTTTTTACCGGCTTTCTTTTGCCATGCTTCACTTGCCATTTTTCTTTACCTTCTTTTGCGGATTCTCTTTGTGCCACTTACGAGTTGCCTTTACGCCTTGTTTAACGGTCTTAGAGCCAGCAACTTTAGTAAGATTCATTTTATCGTACTTGCCGCCCTTTTTATCAGTGTGGTCAACGATTATCTCGCCCTTTTTATTTTTAGTAACTGTGTGGCGCACACCGTCTTGAGTTTTTACTTTAGCCATTATCTGTATCTCGCTGCTTTCTTAGCTATCTTTTTAGGCTGAGGAACAAATTGGTCACCCTTTTTATTACCTTTAGCCTTGGCTCTATTGGTCGCTTTCTTCTCAGCAGGACTTAAAGCATTCCAAGCAGCATCTGGAAGATATCGCTTCTTTCCCTTAGACGGCTTACCGTCGGAGGTTCTCCACTTTTGCTTAGTCCACTTATCTAGTGATTGCTGAGATTTAGCCTTGGCCATTAACTCTTGTAGCCTCCGCCTTTTTTCTTATATTCAGCAGCAAGAAGTTGAGCTTTACGAGCTGACCATTCGCCAGGGTCTCCACCCTTAGTGCCAGCCTTTATTTTATTAAAAAGCGCTTTACGCATACCGGGCTTGGTATAGTTTCCGGCAGCATTAACTCCAGACTTCTTTGATTTAGAAGCAGGCTTTTTGCTGTTTGGCATTTAAAAGTCCCACTCGTCTTTTTTAGGCTGAGCGGGAGGAGTAGATGGGGAATCCCAATCAGCCCAAGGGTCGCTGCTAGATGCAGAGTCTTTTCCACCTGTAAATTCGTTAAGCCTGCCCTGTACAGCGCCTCTAACCTGGCCCATACCTTGGTTTGCTTTTTTGGTAGCAAAGTCTTCTATTTTTTGGCCAGCTATTTTATCTACAATAATTCCAGTAGCAAACGGTAAACCGCTTCTAACTATCTTACGGGCACCTTTACCAATTTCTTGTGCTACAGCTTCTTGTCCACCGCCGGCTTCTTTTACTTGCTTTCTTACCTTGTTGACTTTACTTGCAACTCTAGCTGCACGGGCAACACCTCTAATAATTCCCATTACTTCTTACCCTTTTTCTTTTTAGCCATACCGGCTTCAGAAAGTGCAATAGCGATAGCCTGTTTTGAGGACTTAACTACGGGACCTTTACCAGGGCCAGGTTTACCGGACTTTAGCTTGCCTGCACCGTACTCGTGCATGACCTTAGATACCTTAGATTTACCGGACATTCTTTTGTCCATTAGTAACCTGTTTTACCCTTTTTAGGAGCGGCTGCTTTAGGCGCAGCCTTCTTGGCAGGTGTAGGCTTCTTTGCAGCAGGCTTTTTAGCAAGAGCAACTGCTTCCTTTACAGCCTTGGCTTTAGCAGAACGAGTCTTGTTTTCTTTCTTTAGACTGGCAGTCTGCGCGTTGTCCACCTTCTTGAATTTATCAGCATCTGCTTGTGAAATAGGCTTGTTATTAGGTCCAAGAATAGGGCCTTTTCCGTAGCCTTTGTTTGGTGTCTTATTTGGGTCTGGCATTTATATCTCCTAGGGTTGAGCGTAGGTTAAGAATTGAGCGTCATTGACCAGTTCATCTGGAGCAAGCTGAGTCAAGTCCATAATAATTAAAGTATAGCGATTAGCGACTAGCCCCGCAGGCTGAGTCTTAATTGGCCTATACACCTGTCCCCGGAAGACAACACGGTACTTGTTTAACTGGTCTACAGCGGACACTACGGAACCTACGTTATTAAAGATTTCAGGGGCTACTGCCTGAACGTCGTCTACGTTTAAGGTTAAGTGCATGGTATCTGCGTTATAGAAACCGCGCTCATTAAGCATAGATGCTCCCTGAGAAAGAGAAACTCTAAGCACGGAAAGAGTTTTAGGTCCAAGCCAAATACGTCCAGTTCCTACAGGCTCTACGTCATAGATAGCGTCTCTTGTTGAGTTGACGGCATCTAGCCTCCACCACTCAGCCGTAGTACCTACAGGATTAGTGATGTCTGAGGTAGCGCCTTCGCTAATGTGGTCTGACTCAAAGTCAGCATCAAATCTTCCACCTGGAGTATAAGCGCGCATAGTTTTATTGTAAGACCTGTCTTAGTTAGATAAAGCCTGAACCTGAGCTTCTAGTTCTTCAACTTTAGCCACAAGCAGTTTCACTACGTTAGCAACGGTTTCCAAGTCTTCAGGGCTTACATAGCCGTCTTTACCAAATTGCTCTAATAGTTCATTGAGGTTCATTAAGCCCACGCTCCAGAGATAATTCCAGGTGCTCCTGTACCAATTTTTTGAATTTCCAAAAGCGTCCCTGTTTGCGCTGTAGCAGAAGAGCCACCACCAGTAGAAATCTGATATTTAAATTCCACGGTTCCACCCGTTGTAGCGTTAGTACGGAAGAAGCCTTCTACTATAATGGTGGCTCCAGTTACGCTTGCACCCAGTGTGGGGCTGATGCTTACAGCAGAAGTTGAAGTAGTTCTAAATGACTGAACACCACCAGAAGTACCAGACGCAAAAACCGCGCTGTAGTTTATGGCAACTGGCACTTGGCTAAATGTGGGTACTAACTGAATAGCCGCAGGTACTGCTGAGAATGTAAAGTTAACACCTAAATTCAAACGGAAGTAGTAAGTCTTAGCCGCTTCTAAAGTGAGCGCCCTAGCACCTGCTTGGAAAATAGATTGTGAAGAGTTAGTGGTAGCCGCAGTTGCGTTTGCGTTAGAAAATACACGAGCAATTGCTGGAACCATTAGTCTTCCAGTAGCAGTACCAGATGTAGTTGCGTAAAAGATGTCACCGTCATAGTCCATAGCACCAGCAGTAGCGGCTGGGGTGGATGCGTTTGCCTGGAATCTTAATGGAAGTAGTGGGGCGTTTGTTCCAGCAGCAAGAACTAACCCGCTTGTAAGTGTTCCACCAGTAAATGTTCCACCAACGGTAGTCCATGTAGGGGTAGCACCCGCACCAGCAGAAGTTAATACTTGACCAGAAGTACCAACAGAACCATTTAGCGTAATTGGAGAAGTTGTGCTGGATAAAACTAATCCAGCAGATGTCAGTGTTCCTGTAGTTACTACACCTCCAGCACCAGTAAATCTTGCCCCTGCTGTAGAGCCTGTGCTTGACAAGTTGTCGACAATTGTTTCTTCTACACCTGAAGCACCAGTTCTTGTTGCAAGTCGCAGTGTTCCTGCAGTTGTACCGTCACGGAAATAGAGAGTACCAAAATTTAGTCCAGGGCTAGACGCCTGAGCAGTTGCTCTACCCATAACAAACAAAGCACCGCTGTTAGATTCAGCCATTTGAGCAATGCTGTTCAGCGTTGCTACGTTAGTGGCTTTTAAATTGCCTCCAGAGTCAACCCTCGCCACAATTGCAGGTGTATTTGACTGCCATTCTTGAAGGTTGGCTGATTGGCTTGCTGCACCACGAACTACTAAACCAATAGTTCCAGCAGTACCAGTTCCGACAGACCAACGACCTGGATAAGTGCCAGATAAGTTAGAAGATAATCCGCCAAAGACCGTCATATTTAGGTAAGTATTACCTGCTGAATCTTGCAGTTGTAAGGCATCTGCGGTTTGGCTTGCTGCACCACGAATAGTTGCAACTACTTCAGATGCTCCAGTAGGCGTGATAAACGTTGAACCTGCAATGTTTGTTCTACCGAATTGGCTTACAGAGAACAGAGTTGTTGGAGTTGAGTTTTGGATTCTAAAGATGTCTGTGCTTTGCCCAGATGCACCTTTAATTGTTAACGGAACAATTGCAGCATCAGCGTTGGTTATGCTATTGCCACCAGTAGTGAATGTGAACGGAGTTAATATACTTTTAGCCATGATTTAATCCTAGCCGATAATTACGATTGTGTAGTCTCCAGCAGTTTGAGATGCAGCAAAGGTTATTGTAGTTGTACCACCAGAAGTAGCTGTGTTAGCGACATCAGTTTCTACTAATGTACCGTCGCTGGTCTTGTAAACCTGAACCAAAACCCATTGACCATAAGCGTGGTTGATAGTGGTTGTAGTTCCAGCGGAGTTAGTAGCTCTGTAGTAACGAGTTATCGCACCATTAGAGTTAGCTGTAGCACCAATAGCGCCTGAAGAGCCGTTTACGGTAGTAACACCTGTAGTAGAAGTTAGGTAAGTGTTTGTGTCAGCAGATAACTGCCCACCCGCACCCAATTTTACAAAACCAGAAGTACCTACTGTAGGAAGTTTTACAGTTCCAGTTACTGTTGTAGTGGTGCCTCCACCAGACATACCGAGAGAAATTGCGTAAGTATTAGCGGTACCAATATTAATAAGGCTAACTGCTGGGTCAGTATTACCCGCACCAGCATTGATAGTAATGCCTCCACCACCACTAGTAGCGCTTCCAGAACCTGCAGTTATACTTATAGACCCACCGATACCCTGGGTAGCGTTACCTGCACCACCAGTAATGGTTACAGAACCACCGCTGTGGATACCGCTAGAGGTATTTGCGCCACCCTGAATAGTAACACCATATGCTGAACCTGCCGCATTTCCAGCACCGTTTACTGAAATGGTTGTTCCACCAGTAACGGAAGAAATGCCAGTTAATGCTTGAGTTGTCGAAGAGGATTGAACAGTAGTAGTACCTATGTAGAGAGCTGCTAGTCTAGCAAAGGCAACAGTTCCAGAAGAGATGTTAGAACCATTAAGGCTAGTAAGGCTTGCACCAGAACCGCTGAACACAGTTGCTGACAAAGTTCCAGTAGATGGAACAAAAGTTAAACTTGTTGCATTACTAATTCCCTGGTTTCCATTAGTAGTGCTAGCTACAAATGTAGGATAAAAAGTAGAAGAGGAACTAGATAGCGTTGTCGCAACGTTTGTAGAGTTAGTTGCATTTGTTGCATTTGTAGCGTTAGTTACGGCAGTAGAACCAATAGCGGCTACGATATCAGCGGCGCTAGCAACAGAAAGAGCGCTCGTGCCGTTTCCTCTAAGTAACCCTCCAGAGGTAAACGTAGCTGCTCCAGTACCTCCCGCTGTTACTGGTAGAGTTCCAGTAGTAAGAGCCGAGGTAGATGTAGCATAAACAGCTCCACCGCTGGTAAACGAGGTTAAACCAGTACCACCTTTATTTGTGGCAATAGTAGTGGCGCTCCATGTACCAGTTGTCACAGTACCAAGAGTAGTAATAGTACTTTGACCAACATAGTTAGAAGAAATATCTATGGAGTCGTTATTTACAGTAATTCTGTCTGTAGTTCCTACTACGTCAAAAGCGTTACCGTTCTTTACAAGACCAGCACCAGCGGTTACAGATGAAACACCGGAGAACTGGGTGAAAGTAATGTCATCAGTACCAATTTTCACTGAGTAACGAGTTGACGCTCCTGTACCAATAGTGGCGGTTCCTTTTATTGTTTGAACCCACTGAGTTCCGCCCCAGTTAGACCCACCAGCAATATATACTAAGTCACCAGAAGTTACGTCGCCAAAGTTGCTGTTGTCAAAGTCTGCAGCACGAGTAAGAACAGCCGCAACACCAATAGCACCAGCAGTAGTTACTACGTAGATACCGTTTGCAATAGACGCTGTTCCAGTGTCAGCTGTCACACCTCCATTAACTACTACACGGTCATACTGCGCTAAAGTAACAGTGGTGTCCACAGTCACTACGCCAGTATTGGTATAGGTGATGTACGCTCCTACACCAGTACCTCCATCGGCACCAGTGGTACCAGCTGTATAAGTACCGGCAATCGTAGAGTCAATCAAAGCTACCGCAGAAGCGTGAGAGTTTACGCCCAAAGATACGTTATCTACATAACGCTTATTAGCAGCGTCAGTGTCGTTTACGGGGTCGGCAAGATTAATGATAGTTTTGCTAGATACGTTTACGGCACCGGTACCATTAGGAACAAGGACAACGTTTGTGTTTGAGCCACCAGCTGTAAATGTAAGAGCTCCGGTACCGGTTATAGACCCATTAACGGTTCCGGTTCCTCCGTAAGCAACGCCAATAGTGTCACCGTTCCATACCGAAGACGCGCCTAGCGTCAGACCGCTAACAGTTGTAGTGGTTCCGCCAATAGAAACAGATGTACTACCTAGAGTAAATGTGCTGCCACCGGTAGCGACGGTTAGCCAAGAGGAGCCATTGTAGACTTTTAAAGTATTGCTAGTGCTGTTATAGTACAGCCTACCGGTGACACCGGTAGGGTCGTTGGCTACGTTATGAACAATAAAGTTCTGTAACTCAAGGCTATTCAGGTTTATGGGGGTTAGAAAATTACGAGCCATTTACATTCCTAAGATAGATAAGCAAAACCAGTTGTGGCTATGCTAAAAACTACGTTTAAACTGTTATCATTTACGTGCACAATGTTGCCTTCAATATTTAAAGACGCTGAATCAATAGTGGTAACGTTTGGCTTAAAGCCAAGATTATGTGTAATGCTCCAAGTAGAGGATACCGCATTTTGCGTATGAGTGTACGCTATAGTGGGCGCTGGGCCTACGGGGCCTTGTGGTCCAGTCGGTCCAACAGGTCCAGTTGCACCAGTAGGTCCAGCAGGTCCGGTAGGACCAGCGGGACCGGCGGGTCCCGTAGGTCCGGCAGGACCAGGATTTCCAGGTTCAACGTTGACTACAGTAGACGGGCTAGCTGGGGTAGCTGGCGTTGTTACTGTGACTTCTACAACAGGAGACGGGGTAATTATAATTTGGTCTGGCATTACTGAGTCACCTGTGGGTAAGCAAATATTTGTCCACGCAAGTATGTCTTAGAGAAGTTAGCATCGGACAAAGATGTGGCCTGTATATCCCAGAAACATCTGGTTGGGATACGTACAGTATCTGCTGCGCTGAGCGATAGCTGAAGTTTTCTAAGGTTAGCGTCATACACAGCGATTGTAAATGTAGCCCATAGGCTAGGCGATGCAGGATAAGTTCTAACCTGCGCCTTAAATACTAGGTCGTTGAAGTTAAACGTGTCTGGGAAGTCAAGGATAACAGAGAAGTTATCGCCCTTTTGCAAGACAATATCGTAGATTGGTACATCGCTTGGGATTGGGGTACGACCATTAATGTCACGCTGAATGTAGACTCTTTCTGGCATGGTTGAGTCATCAATTTCCTGGGATACGTAAACAGGCACAAGCTTGTTTGTGGTACGGCTCACCCTGCGTAGAACTCCCATCTCAATTCGCCAAATACCAATGTTTAGCGCAGCACAAATATTTCTATACTGCTCTTTGCGAGATTCGATAATAGCGTTTAATTGCGAAAATCTTTGAGACCTAGGTATTGCTACCCCATCCGGACCTTGGATATTTATATCAAAAGCTGCGTCCGTAGCTAGGGCCCACAGGGCCTCAGTGGTCGCTAGAAGGACGACTGGGTATACTTCTATCTCCGGAAGCGTATCCAAAGTTATGGCCCTGTTAAAGCCGTCTGTGCGGTTTTCGGTGTGCTGTAGCACAGCTACATTTATAAAGTAATCTAGCTGGTCATCGGTAAAATACCTAAATACGCTACCAGTCACTTTTAGAGTTCTGTTAGCCGCAAGGGTGTTTACCGTGTGAATAACGCCATAAATAGGTTCTACGGTATAGCCTGCTGGGTTTGCTAGTGGAGTTCCATTGTCGGTTACCATCAAGGTGGTTGCTTCGACAGGCTTTACGCCTAGGTTAAAATCTTTAGTAGTTCCGTCAGTAGTAAAGGTCTTAGTAAATTGACGGGGTTGGTCATTTAGCTCTAATCGTACCTTACTTCTAAGGTCGGAGAGTGTTGCCATAATACGCCTAACCTAAAAATCGAGTCACTTCTATGATGACCTAGAAATTAAAAAAAGTCTGGATAAACGAAACAGCGGGCACTACACCCGCTGCTCGCCTACAAGGTCTTTAGTATCGAGCCGATACGTAGCCTTTTTCCTCAAGATGAGTTGCAATCTCTTCGGTTACTTCGTACTTCTGTCCAGCCTTAAAGCTGTAGTAGTTTCCTGCACCAAAGGTCATAGACTCAATGTTGTCTGATACGCGGATGGTAACTGTCTTACCTTTACCGCTAGTCTTAATAACTTCATCAACAACAATTGCTTGAGCACGAGTTGGCTCTGTAGCGTCGATAACTTCTGTTTCAGCTTTGATAGCTGCTTCCGCAGTAGCCATTGCAAGTTCGCTTGCGCGAGATTGCTGTTCGTCTAAAGCCTGCTGAGCGAGGGCGTCGCGCTGACGACCAGTAAAGTCGGTCGGTTTCTTTTGTGTTGCCACGGTATGTTCTCCTAATTATTATCTCTGAGGGGGTATTGTAGAGGGGGGCCATTGCTGACCCCCCTCAGACAATTAGTTGGTTTCTGCTACAACAACAGCCTGGTCAGTAATTAGACCTAGACCAAAGATGCTGTACCAAGCGAGGGCGTGCTCACGACCGAAGTCTAGAATACCACCATCGCGTAGCTCTACTGGAAGAGAGATTGCGTGACCGAATGCGTTATCTCCAATGAAGATAGAGTCATAACGGTCAGCTGAACCTGCACCAGTGAACTCGTCTGGGGTTACATAACCACCACCAGGGGTTACAGTTGGGTTAGAAACAGCAACATCTCCGACGTAGCTTGTACCTGCACCACCGGTAACCTTACGGACCTGAGTGGTTTCGATGAATACGGTGTCGTATAGACGGCCGATTTCACCTAGCATGAAGTTACCTGGAGCAGCGTACTTAGTTACTTCAATAAACTCAGCAGTGTCGCGTAGACGACGTGACTGGTGAGGGTGAACGAAAGCAACATAAGTTTCGCCAAGCCTTGGGATGTTCTTGGTTGATAGTGTCTCGACTGCGTCCTTAACCACGCGAGGGGTTAGATGGAAGTTTCCAGTCATAGATGCACGGCTAGTACCTAGGGTACCGTAAGCGTACTGGTTGAAAGTACCGGTTCCGTTGGTAATTGAGAGCATGTTGGTACGGTCTTCACCATAAATCTTAGAAGTAGCACCGTAAAGGGTGTCGCGGCTAAGCTTGTCTAGGTAAAGAGCCATGTTACGACCAAGCAGACGTGAAGCAGATGCCATAACGTCATCGAATGATGCGTTTAGCAAAAGCTCAGAAACTGCAAGTGCGTATCCGTGCTCTGAAACGGTGATTGAGAATTGCTGTGCTGTTAGCGCGTTGGTCTGCATACGAACACCTTCAACAAGCGCCGAAGCGAAGCCAAGGTTGTTGTAACGCAAGAAGTTAATCTGAAGACCAGGTGCAACACCTAGTTCAGTCTTCTTAACAGCGAATTGCTCAAAGCGAAGAATCGGCATAGCCTGGAAAAGGATTTCCTTTGACCAGATTTGCTGAATCGCCTGGGTTAATTGGGTATTTGTACCCGAGTAAGAGGTAGGGGCTGCGGCTAGGTTGCCAGTACCCGTAATACCTGATGCCATTTTTATGGTCTCCTAAATAGAATTTGACTTTGGATTATGGGTTAGTTACCGAACAAGCCCTGTCCGCGACCTTGAGCTTTATCGCTCAAAAGACGTTGACGATATTTTGCGTATTCATTCATCGGCATGGCAGCAATTTCTTGTGCCGTTAACGTGCGTTGCTCCGAATTTATGTCCAGTGGCCCGGTGGGAGGAGTAGTGATACTCGTTCCCTTCATTTCCTTTCGAGCGCTTTGCATAGCCTGCTGGGCACTCTCAAGGATTCGAGCTGAGCGCTCTTTCAAGCTCTCGACGCTCGAGATTACCTCTTCCTGGCTTTCACCAGATACAAGGTCTAACAACTCGGGAATTATATTTTCCCGCTCAGCTTCAAGCACTTGCTGCTTAAAGTTGGATAGTTCAGCATAAGACTTTTCGCGCTCCCATAGTGCAAATGCGCGTTCACGTTCTTGACGTTCACGCTCCAATTGCTCACTCCATTCGGCTTCCTTCTGCTTTAGAAGGTCGCGAACATCCATATCAGCTTCGGCCTTAGCACGCTCTTCAGCGTTTTTAGCCTCTTCTTCCGCACGCTTTGCCGCTGCTTCTTCATCGCGAATTTTTTTCAACTCCGCGAGTTCTGATTTTAACGACTCAATTTGTGGATAAAGTTTGTCTTTTTCCTGGGCACGTGCCTTGGAGAGGTCTTCATCAGTAAATAACTTAGAACTCTTTTCAGCTGCTTCGGTAAAAGACACTGACGTAGCAATTGACGCGTCAGCGTCAGGGCTTGCTACTGTTGGAGCTACTCCTGCTTCGGCTTCAAAAGCCTCGGCATTTGGTTGTGATTCTGCTGTACTCATTTATTTCCTTTATTCTCGGGGGCGTTTTTCAAATGTGTCTAGGACACGTGTCACGTATAGCCGCTCAATGTGTTGTCAATATCAAGTTTTACCTGATATCTCCGAATTTTCTTGCTAAATGCAAATTATTTTTCGTAATCTTGCGGAATTTGTCGTTGAGGCAATTTAGTTCCGTAAGCTTGCGTTACAAGTCTGTTTCTAAGCTCTGCCTCACCTAGAGTTACGTTGTCAAGCGTTTGTGGGTCAAGCATAGTTTGAGTAGGAGGCATAGCCTCTTCGTTAGGCTGCCCGCCTCCAGGTGCGCCTCCAGGAGCACCGCCAGGGCCAGGCTCTCCGCCAGGCATTCCTCCGGTGATTGTCATAATTTCATTTTCAATTTCAGCTTGAATAAGGCGCAAAGCTCCGTCAGCAACTGCATCATCAATAAGTTCTTTACGAATCTCTTGAAGCTTGGACTCTGGGAACTCTTCACCAAGGTCGCGCAAAGCACCTTCTTTAGACTGCAAACCAAGGGATAGAAGTGATTGAACTTCGTTAAGGACAATAAGTTTGTCCAGAGGAAGAGGCGGAGGAAAGTGACAGTAAGTCCTATAGGTCTCTGGGTCATTAGGGTCTAGCTGAACTAGTTGCTCCGGCTTAGGCATAGTTTCAACATCTGGATTTAGCAAGAATGTCTCTGGCTCTTTTAGCGCCAACGTACGTAAAACTAGTTCGTTTACGCGCTCTAAGCCGTGAGCATACTGAACAATTTTTTGGTGATAGCGGTTCATCAAAGGCTGGAACTGGATAGAAAGGGCAACACCAGAAGTGTTAGAAATAGGTTGTGCTTGACCAAGAGCGGATTCTGGAACACCGGTCATTTCGTGCATAGCCTGCTTTAGTTTAAGCATAAAGTCCATAGCGCCCTTTAGGCCTTGGCTACCACCTTCAAGATTTTCTACTCTAGCGTCTTTTGGTAAACCACCCCAAACTTTATTAGCGCCTTTTTCTAACTGGCTTGCCTTAGCGCCAATAATTACAGTTACAGGAGCAGCGTGGTAGTTTACAATGTCTGCAATGTCTGTCGCCGTTTCGTTGTAAATCCTGTTAATGCTGATAATTTCGTTACAGTCACTTAGTCCCCATGGAGAACCAGAGATTCTAACATTAGGTATGTGAATTACCGGAATCATTCCAATAGGATTTGGGCGAGAGTCAATCATTTCATCATTGATGTACTCTTCAATTGTGTCCTCAGTTAGGATTTCTGTGTAGGTGTAGACCTGACGAGTTCCTTCAAGAGATGTGCCCCAAAAACGGTATTTTAGTTTAAATCTAATTAAACGTTCACGGTCGTGAGGGTGAAACTCTGGAAAACAGAAAGATGAGTTTAACGGTAATATACGAACACGGCCCGGGTGAACTCCACCAGCTGGGTCTTCGTACCCCTCCTCATACGCAACCTTGATAAAGCAGTCTCCAGAAACAGCGCCCTGCTGCCCTAGCTCCCAAAGCACAGTGGCTTTATTATTGTCCACTTCCCAGACTCTCTCTAAAAGATTAGGTACAATACCTTCGGTTGCCTTTACGCTGCGGAACTGAACACCTTTGCTAAAAGTGAAATTAATAATAAAGTCAGTGATAGCGCGGTAATAGTTCAGTACTACGGCCGGTTCTCCAGCCTGACGTCGATAAGATGTGTGGTGGCCAAGATACATGGCCCAGTTTAGGGAGTAACGGTTTAGACGAGGACCGTGGACCTCAAACTCTTCGTCAGCAAGTTCTACTAGACCCAGAGGGGAAATGCTGATTGTAAGGTCAGAAGATGCCGCTCTATACGAGGGGGGTGAAAAATCAATTGAAGACATGCTGCTCAGAACTTCCAGTCAAATTATTTTTTAGTACTTATAGTGTAGCGTATAGAAGTCAATTATTTTCTAAATCTCTCTCCAGCAATACTGCCTTTTCCAACCGGCTTAGTGACCTTATTCTTTCGGTCTTTTTCTAGCTTGTCCATTTTTTCCTGAGCATAGTCCCTAAATCTAGGGTCTATTTCCTTCTTGCTATCTACAAACTTTCCGCCTAGTTGAACATACCTTGAATGAACCCAGTGGGCGGCTGCTGGAGAAGGGTATTTGGCAAATTTAGTTTTTGCTTGCGTGGTAATAGTGTTCCACAGCTTAGGGTTAGCAGGATATTGTGTGGGGGATTCCTGTACTTCTTTACCCTTAATAAGTGCCATAATTCACCGCCTAAGACTCAAACCACCCGCGCCCCATCATCGGTGGGACACGGGAGGCCTGAGAGATTTTACCTAGTCCGTAACCTGAGTTGGGTTTGGACGCTGTTGACGAGAACCGTCGCGGAAAACTTCCTCAAACACGTTTGAACCGTGGTCTGAGAATGCAGCTCCGGAGAACTCGCTTAGGTAGTCCTGTGCTTCAATCCAAGCAGCAGAACCAACGTGAGCACGCTCGCGCATGGTCTCTTCAGCTGTCTTGGTGTGTACAGGGGCATTACGGTTTGGACGACCGGCAGCTGGGGTGTAACCCTGCTGTGCTCCAAGGATAAACTCATTTGGAACGTCGGTGTCGGTTGCGATTCCTTCTTCGAAACGAAGTGGTCCGCGCTGTCCAGGAACTGCTGCAGCCATCTTACGGTCGTAAGTTACTGGGGCGTTCTCTGGGAATTGTGGGTCTGGTGCAATTGACATTAATATCTCCTAAAAGGTTGAGGCCTCATATACAAGTGTTGTACGATTTTCGCTTTTTCGCAGGATAAACTAGATTTATCTGTAAAATGGGCTAGAACTTACTTCAACGGTGGGCATGGTCAAATCCATTGTTAAACTGCAGGCTATAGCTAAACTATCCGCAAAATCGTCATGGGCGTGAGCCTCTTCAGGAGCATGGGCTAAGAAGTTTGGGCCTTGAAACTTTATTTCCAAGTCAGTCATTTGCTGGTAGAAGCGCTTCCATCTTCGCAGTTGTCTAGTCTTAGCGTGAGCTGGCCATCCTATAAGTCTGCGTTCCATCAAAGTCTTTAAGTGCTTCCAACGCTTAGACTGCTCAGACTGGCTGCTACCTACGGATATAACTTCAGACCTAGTCAAAAGAAGCCTTAATCTTTGAGCTACCGCATCACCTACACCGTTGGCGTCTACCCCTACATATAACACATTGTAGTTTTCTAGAAAACTGACTATTTGAAAGTACTGGTCTTCCCAGTCATCCCCCTGTATTTCTAGCCAGTTAAGAATCCTGTGGTCAAAATACCCAAATTCATCTGGGCGGTCCCAGTCCACCCATACTACAGTAACTACTGTAGAGTCCATTTTACGAGCTGGGTCAATACCTACTACAACTGGGGTACGGTGCCAAGCGTCCACAATTTTTTGTGATGTGTCACCCAAGTCATCCATTACAGAGGAGGACACAAACATACCGCGTTCTAGTAGCCATTTGCAATTGTATGACATTTGAAACTCGTCTGAATCCTCGCCAATACGAAGCATCTCCTTACGGATAAACTTTCCGTACTCTTCGCTAACTTTAGATACGTCTCGCCAATCCCATTGAAAATGATTTTGCTTACCGGAACGACCAGTAGCACGTCGTTTGTTGAGTTGAATAGCTCGATAAAAATTATTTTTATGCGTAGTTGGAGTACCGGTTTTTACCATAGTACCGTTTGTAGATGCAAGCATAGGGCCAATAGACTTAGCCACGGTGAAGTCATCTGCTTCCTGACACTCATCAATTACGATAAGGTCGAAGGTCTTAGATTCAATTTTTGCTCTAGGGTTTGCGGTCATCATCATAACCGAGGAGTTAGAGTTTTTAAGTTTTACCTGTTTAGTTACGCCAGAAACTTTTTTAGCTTCATCATCAATTTCTGGGTCTTCTAGTACGGCAAGTGCATGCTCACTAGTAAGCCGGGTAATAACGCGGCTAAACAAGGTTTCCGCCTGGCTTTCAACTGGGGCAAATAGTCCTACTCTAAACCCGTCTTTAAATCTGCCAAGCAAGTCTGGGTACATTTTTGCAAGTCTAGGTAAGATAACCATTAGAGCAGCGACTACGTCTGCAACGGTCTCTGACTTACCTGACTGACGAGAGGCAAGAGCTGTAATCTCCTCACCTTCGTTTATAACTACTGACTCTATTATTCTTTTAGCTAAAGGTTTTTGGTATGTTCTCAGGTCATGCCCTACTAAGGCTTTCATAAAGACCATTATTTTTTCTATAAGCTGGTTTACACCCTCGCGTGATAGTTCATCTAAGCCGTCATCATACGGCTCATCCATAGATGATTCGTCGTCTAGATATCCTTCTAGTTCTTCAAAGTCTTCAATATCACTCATATTAACCTTAAATTAAAGTAACCCTGAGCCAATCTGACTCAGGGTCACCAAGTGCCACACGGGAGAGAAGATGGTTGGCACTTAAAGAATACCACAAATGCTTCGTATCTACAACTGGGTAGTTCTTTTATTTAATTCTTCAATCACTGCGTGAAAAGCTTCAGCACCAGTAACCAATTCTTTTAGAGCTTCTTTAGTGTGATTGCGTTCGTAAATAGTTAATAGCCTGCCAAGTTCGTACAAAGACTGGTCGGCCCAAACTGTAAGGTCGTAAGTAGATATACGAGAAACTCTACGAGCAATCTTTTCTGGAAACGGCTTATCCCACTTTTTTCTTTTCCAGGGCATTACCATTTTTTAATCTCCTCGGGGTCGGTATTAATCCCCCTAAGAACTTTGCCAAGAGCTTCTTCTTCCTCGATTGGCTTACCCCATATACCAAAAGCGTATCCTCGTGGAATAAACGGAACCCAAAACACAATACAGGTAGCGCTTTCTCTGTATGGGTGCTCTGTTTCTTGACTCCAGCCCCACTCAAACATAGGGAATACTGGGTGCTTTAGTTTAATTGTGTCAACGTATAGTGGTCCGACTGATTTCATATTATTAGTCTTTCTTATTTCCTTCGTATAGTTGTTTTGCAAACTGCTTTACGTCGTTCATTTGAACACGTCTATTTCTAGGCATAGAGCTTACATCAGCTGGCCCCATGTCAGGCCACTGGTCTAAACCAGATTCTCTAAGGAATTCTCCTTTAGAGGTTGCTGCTTGAAAATCATACCACATATAATCTGGCACTTCTCGATACTCCCACCAGGTGCCGTCTCTAAAAACTACCGTAAGTGTTTGGGTTTTAAAGTCATATCCGGCTTTTAAAGTCCTAGGTTTTTTTGGATTTGTAGAAGTAGTTACAGATAAAACTGTATTACTTGGGGTGTCTACTTCAAAATCTTTATCAGGAGCATCATCGCTACCTTCTAGTAGGATATCAAGCCACTTCTTAGTCTGCTGATACGCAGAGCTTTTCTTATCAGTTTTTGGGGTATAAGAATATTTAGGAGTTTTATCTTTCCAGGGGTCATCAGGTCCGTAATCAGGCATTAGTCTTCACTTCCGCAATCATGTATCTCCAGCTCTGATTCAAACACTACATCGCCGCAGTTTCTGCATCTAAATGCTTTTTCTTCTTCTCCAGAATCTTCATATTCTACCACAACTTCAGGCTGTTGTGTAATATCAGGCTCTAGCGGGTCCTCTGGAGGGTAGTATGCGTGTGAAGGTACCGGATGAGCTTGATAAGCTTGTTTCCGAGTAATTCGCATTATTCTGTTTCCGCTGGGGTGTCCTCGGCAGGTGGAGTAGTTGATTTCTTTTTACTAGAAACAGGGGCCGTGGTTTCTACCGGATACAGTCCTTCTAACGCACCAAGTCTTAGATAATCAGGTAAATCTCTGTTGCAGTAATGAACTTTACTAGCGGTAACTGGAGCTACAGTATATAGAGCATCCTGGTCACAATTTGAGCATTTCATAGTTCTCCTTATTAATTCGTATCAATGATACCAGATTAACCGTTGTTCTCTTTTACATGTTGGTCAAACTTACCTTCTAAATTTGCCAAGTCGACTTTTATATCCGTGATGTCTGATTTAATACATAGCACATCATCCCGAAGTGAAGAGCCATGATTTGGTTTAAGTTCAGATAAATATTCTCTTATTAATTCATTTATGACTTCGGTTGTATGGCCCTTAATTAAACGAGCTACAATGATTCCCCCGAGACTAAGAACGGCGCAAAGCGCTGAAATGATAGCAATAAGCTGGTCGGTACTCATAAATCCCCAATTATCTAGTTCCCCACCAATTACGGCCAGGGTTAGCGTATGAAAAAGTTGTTGGCTTTTCTTTTTGGTTTAAATATATTCTACGAATACCAAATCTCGTATCATTTATCTGCGCAGGCTTGCTAAGCGGCTGCTTAAATTCTTTACTGCGTTTTACGGATTCCATCTAAGCCATGCTTTCATGTGCGTAGGTGTTCCGGAAATTACTGGGCCCTGCACTCTTTTAAGTGCGTCAGAAAACTCTCTAGAGCGTCCTACAGGGCGTAAATCGTGTTCAAACACGTCGTTAGGGGTAATTGAGCCTGTACGCCTCGCTAGAGGGCCCTGGCGACGTATATCAACCTTAAGATGCGGCATAAAACCTACTATTTTTTAGTTTTAGTTGCTGGCTTTTTAGGTGCTGGCTTAGCGGCGGGCTTAGGTGCTGGCTTAGCGGCGGGCTTAGGTGCTGGCTTAGCGGCCGGCTTAGGTGCTGGCTTAGCAGCTGGCTTTTTACCCGGCTGTTTGGCGGCTGGCTTTTTACCCGGCTGTTTGGCGGCTGGCTTAGCTGCTGGCTTAGCAGCAGGTTTATCGGCTGGCTTAGTAGATGTCCCGCGCCTACGTGAATCTTGTCTATCTATAGTTTTTAAATCTTTTTTATTTTGAGACGACTTTGATTTTCTTTCAGCAGCTTCAGTTCTCATGTTTTGGAGTTCGCGAGCAAGTCTGATTTTTTCATCAGTCGTATGAGTAATGATGTTCTTTTTAGACTCTTCGCTTGCCGCAGTTTTTTGTCTGTGTAGCTCTTCTTGGTTAGCGTAGTCTCTGCCTCCGCCTTTTCCGCGTCCTCTGCCGCCTCCGTCTCCAAATAATTTACTAGCCAAATAAGCTTTTCCAAGCGTAGCTAATCCTTTACCCTCAATGTTATGGGAGCCAACAGTTTGCTTAGCGCCTTTGCCGAATACAGTTTCTTCACTCATAAGTACGATTGTATCTCTAAATAATAAATTACGCTAGTCAAAAGAAAAACCCCAGCCGTTTGGCTGGGGTCTCTCTAATTGGCTGATTAAGCCCACGAAGTAATCGTGATGGTTCCAGTTGTAGCAACTGCAGAGTTTGCAGCGGCACTCTGAGTCTTTACAGTACCAGCGGCACCTGTTAGGACAGTTCCTGGAGTGATTGCGCCGGTGTCGGCTACAGTCCATCCTGAACCTGCGATAACTAGGGTGCTTCCGCTACCACCGGTAATTGACCAGGTACCGACTAGAGCAGTCGGAACTCCTGTACCAGCAGCGATAGTGACCTTAGTGCCTACTGGCCAGGTACCGGTACCGCCAGTTACGTATACAGTAGCAGCTGTAGTGGTAGTCACGTTGATTCTAGTTAGCTGAGTAGCGGTGTTAGTAACGCCAGTGGTGTTAGTAATGTTAGCTAGCTCGAAGCCCTGGTCCTGTAGACCGTCAAGTGCGTTAGCAGTGGTTAGACCGAGTACGTTAGGAACAAGGATGTTTCCTTCGCCAGCACCGTCGTACGCAGTAAGAGCGTTGGTAGCCTGTACTTTACCAGTCTGTCCGGTAACAGTAACACCAGAACCTGCTGCGTCAGTTACAGTAAATGAAACAGCGTTTGCGGTAGCAACAGTAGCGCTAGATAGGTTAAACGCGCTAACAGTAAGACCAGTAACGTTAACAACGTCACCAGCAGCTAGCTTGTTCTGTGAAGTATAGGTTACGGTTGTTCCGTCACCAGTAGCGGCGGTAACAATGAAGTTTCCAACTGCTGGGGTGTAAGCAGGGTAACCGGCCCAGTCTGCTTCAACAATGCTGTGGTTGTCCAAAGCAGGGTTTAGGCGAGCGCTTGCAGACTTGGTAGTCTGTGACCAGTAGCGGTCTGCACCTGTTACAACAGTAACAGTTCCAGTCTGGGTTGACAAAGAGCTTTCACCGTCAGCTGCAGCACTTTTTACAGTGAACTGGCTTGAGCTAG